AACACTTGTTGCCACTTTTTGACACTTTGTGCAAAAAACGCGGCATCATGCGGAGTAGGAATGTTAGGCATGGCAATACCTTACATCATTTTTATTACAGTTTAATTTAACAATTGACACTCAGCAGTGCGGCGTTTTAACAGGCCCGGCAATACTTTGCCGCCACCCTTAGTCCAGAGCATCAGTTGTTCCTTGGCCCCTTCCCAATCATTGGCGTTGATTTTCCTCTTTAACGTAGATGTTTGCAAGCGTCCCGTGCCCAAATTGTAGGCAAAGTCCACAATGGCATTGCACTTACGTACGTCTGTAATCAGGCCGGGGCAGTTACGCAAAACACCGGGCAAGTACGTATGTTCTAACTCAATCATTAAAAGGGTGTGAGCTTCTTCCTGACTCATAGGTGGGTCTTCTAAAGTTACCTTGCGCTTGTCAGCGTAGTAAGTAGACCCGTAGCCAATCGTGGCTACGTTAGCGGGGCAAAGATACGGCTTAGAGCGAAATCCCTCAAACCGCTTGCACATCTCTGCGGCTAGTTGTAGGTTCATAGCCCACGTTGCTTCAAAGTTCTGTCAAGGAACCAATAGTTAATTGTTCCAGCCAAGAGTGCTGAGAAGTCAGGGGACATAAAAAGTTTAAACACTTCTGTTGGATCAAGGCCAGTTCGGTAGCCCGTCCACGCATACCAAAAATGCGCCAAACTCCAGACCAAAAGAATCCAGTATGTAATGATGGGGCGCACGGAAGCTGACAGACTAGCAACCCAACCGCCTGCGGCTTTGACCATCTCAGCCTGCTGAACGATGGCATTGTTAAACGCATCCATAACCCCTACGTCAACCGCAGCTTCCCGGTTAGCGCCAATCTCAGCTAACTTTTGCTGCCCCCGCAGAGTCTCCAGTTCGCACTGACGACTAAACATGTTTAGCTCATGCTCCCGCTCGTTCTTCCTGTCAAAAAACTTGAGCACTTCAGGCGCAAGGCGAAACAGCCCGCCAAAGATGGAGCCAAGTAAACCACCAGATAAGATGTCAAACATTACACCAGACTCCATGCAATTATGTATGTGCCGTAGATGACAAAGGCCACTATACAGGCCGCCGCAATGAATGCTTCAGCCCAGTCCCACATGCTATAGCCCAAATATCTTTTTAAAGACTTCCGCCGCAACACCGGGGCCCAAGAGCACAGCCAAGATCACCACATACAAGAGGTACTCAATCTTGGTCATGCGCTTATCCCCAGCGCGCAAAGAGCGATCTATGCTGTTGTAGCGTTCAGCGCAGACGGCCTCATGCACGGCAAGTTTAGTCTCCGTTTGTTCCATCATCTACCTTTGGAACCTCTTGAGGCTTGGCGGCGTCTTGAATGGCTTGAATCAAATGGAAAACTTCCTGATAAGGGCGGGTTCCAAGGTAGCCAAGAACTTGATTGATTGCTTCAACTGGTAGTTCAATTTTCATTTTTATTCCTTAAGGTTGGGTAGGCCAGTCGATTGTCCAAGGGAAGCCTTCTTGTGTAGGCACATCACGCAATGCTTGGCAATAGTCAATCCACGCCTGTGAAGGTGTGAGGTCTGAGCGAAAACGCCAATCTGTCGCAGATAGCATCTTGTTTCGTGCAGCGCGAATGCCTTGCTTTTGCTTCTCGTCAACAGTGGCTCTATATGCGGTTTCCTGTTCTGCAACAGTAACAGTCCTGTTGTTTACATCTACATATTCTGTAAAGTTTGGGCCAAGCACATATTTAACGTGCCACTGAGTACCAATCTGCTCAACGCCATCACGCATCACAACTTGATATGGGTTTTGAACAGCTGGCTGCGCGCCATCAAGAACTACATCTGATTCAAACATCTCCAAAACTTCAGGCGTAATGTCAGAGATTGAACGACCGTGCGTCTGTGCGACCCATTTAGCCCACTGGTCACGGTATACAACTTGACCTGTTTCTCGAATTCTAATTTCCATTTTTTTCTCCTTTTAGGCAATTGCTAAAAATATAAAGTTTCCACCACTACCATTGATAGTGCTGAATGCACTTGATGTGATATTAAATCCAACCGCAGTTGTGTTGATGTAATCAACGCCAGTTGTGTACTCTGCATTACTATTCATAAAAAAGTATGGAGAAGAACCGCTACTCATGCCCATTGCTGTGCTAAAAACACACCAACCACCTGAAGAGTCAGTTCTTTTAATCATCACAAATCTTGCGCCAGTTGTAAAGCCACAATCTATAGTTTGCGCGCCGCCAGTACCTGTGTACGTCCCAACCATACTCACACCGGGGCAGGTGGCGAACATCCATGCTTGCATTCGATTGCCAGAACCGTTAATTTCATCTGCTGTAGTTACAAAAAATTGAGTACTTGTTGGCGTTGTGTTTTGCCAGTAGTTATACGCAGAACTCGCATTGGCGTTTTGTAACTCCATGTACCTTGTATTGCCAATTGTTTTGTTGTAGCAAACCCAACTTGAATTAATATTTCTATTTTTAATAATAATAAGTTCCGGCGGAATTTCTAAGGTATGGTTTATTGAAAGGTTTCCGCCAGTTCCAACCCAAATTTGAACATCGTGAAATTTTGGCGCACACCCAAAAGAACTAGCCAAATAATTACTACCGGTTCCATTGCTATATGAATACGAAGTGCTATAAACTAATTGCGTGTTGTTATCGTAACCTGTCCAGCCTCTCAAATCTTGATACGGGTTTTCAGTAGAGTTTGTTTCGCCCATACCGTCAGTTTTACGAAGCCCAATGCAAGCTGGGTAAGAGCCTGCGGTAAGACCCTTGATGATGGTAGAGTCAACTGGAAATCCAGTTGTAAAAGAGCGACCGTCTGCATTATTCCCCGCATAAAAAACCTGACTGTAAACGCTTGTGCCAACAGTTGGTACAGCCATTGGGCCTTTCCTAATGGCAATATAAATAACAGGTGAACCGTTATATCCTTGACTTTCAACTACAAACCCTGTTGCGTTAGTAAAAAGAATCGTGCCGAATGAACCTGTATCTTCAGCGCCATTAGTATTTGGAAAAAGTTGTGCGTCATCATTGGGAATTATTCGGCGCATGGTGTCTAACAAACGCCAATCACCTGTAAAACTTGTACTTAAATTTGTAGCTTTTGTCAAAATCCATTGGGGTTCAAACCCAATGTTTACTTGGCCCGTACTGTTATATACGCCACAATAGATAATACTGTCAGTTCCAAGCGTTCCATACCCACCAGCATTGCTTGCGAACAAGTACGCAACATATGTGCCGCCAGATGCGTTAACAGCAACTTCTGACCCAACTGAAAAAGTTGTAGAAGATGTGCCGTTAACCATATCGTTATTGCCATCTTGTGTGTTGCTAGAGTTTAATTTCAAATGAATACTATTAGGGGATGACAAACCTATATGATAAACAATCCAATTTGCTGCTGTGTCTGTGCGTTTGACAAAAATGCTACCCGGTGTTGAACCGAGCTTATGTGAAATGGTTTGAGACGCGCCATTCCCCGTATAAGTGACAATATCAAAAAATTTTGCTTGTTCAGCGGGAGACCACGAGACGTAGGTATTGCCTGTTAAGTAGTTTGTATAGGGAACGGCGCCATTTATCGGTAAATCAAAACCATTGGTTTTTGGGACAGGCGCATCGCCACCCCAACCTTGTTGTTGAGTAGTTTGATTACTAATTAAATAATTGTTAAAACCTGTAACAGAATCTGTTAAACAATTTGGCGCATTTGCAAAAGTTAAATTGTTTCTACTTTTAAACCAAATCAACCCGCCTCTTGCTAGTAAGTTAACACCATTGTTGATGTTTTGTGTAGTGCCGTTGCCTGTGTAAACATAGGTGCTGTAGATTTGCTCAACAAACTTAGCAGGTTCCACACTGCCGCCAGTTTCGCCCAAGAGTAGTTGCTGACTTCCGCTCATGTTACATTCCCTGAAACGACACAAGTAGTGCCGGTGATGAAAAGAATGGTCGCTACACCAGCCGCCGCCAAGGTCATGGTGGCTTTGTCAGTGAAGGTTCCCGCGATGTAAGCCGTGGAGATTGTGCAAGTGATTGTGGCTGTTGACGCGGTATTGTTAAAAATACTCACTACATCGCCAGTTGCAAAAGTTGCATCTGGAATCACAATCGCACCGCTTGCACCAAGCAGGATGTACTCACCAATATCAGTTGTGGCTAGGGTGTAAGACGATGTCTTTGCTGACCCTGATTGTGGGATTGCACGCACATTACCGTTGGAGTCTGCAATTACACCATTAACATCTAGTTTTATGCTACCTGCGCTCGGAGATTTACCAATACCTACATTGCCAGTTGAACTATCCACTCTCAAATAAGACGTTGCTCCAGTGCTATCCGTTACTGTAAGAAGAGGGTATCCTGCGGATGGCGTAGCGGCATCTTTAATAGTTACGCCATAAGGAGTACCCGCTGTAGTGTTTTGGAAAGTTGCAACAAAGTTTGCACCACCCGCTTTTGTAACATCAAGTGGTGTAGATGGCGAAGTTGTACCAATACCCAACCCTGTTGAGTTGAGGCGCATTTGTTCTGTGTTGTTGGCAGCAAATGTTATTGGCGCATTCTCTGTATTATTTATTTCAAAATAACTTGGTTTTGATGTATGCGCAGAACTAAATTTTGTAATTATTGCATTAAATAAAGAGGCATTGTTGCCCCAATACATAGCAGAACCTGCCGCTGTACCTGACGTAGAATTTCTAATAATTATTAGTGCAGTTTGATTATTACCTGCCGCTTGTGTATTAAGAATGCTTGTCCCATCATATTGAAACGCAGAGCCAGTAGTCAACACACTAGAACTTGAGGCGTACGGAACACCGCCTGATGTAAATGATGTAAGACCTGTACCGCCGTTGGTTGTTGCCAATGTACCAGCCAATGTGACTGCACCTGTTGTGGCAGTATTTGGAGTTAAGCCTGTTGTGCCAGCAGTAAAGGAAGTAACACCAGTCGTTGTAGCCGCATTTGACGCCAGCAACTTTACAGTGCCAGCAGCATTTTTAAAATACAGTTTCTCGTCTGTAATGTTAAGCGCCAACTCGCCGCTAACAAGATTGCCTGCAGATGGGACTGCTGACGCCGTCGTTGTGTAATACAACGAGATTGGGGTGAAATTTATTGCCGCCATTAGAAGGTTCCTCCTGAGATACCGCCAGTTGTGCCTGTCCCAATGGTTAGCACGCTTGTTGATGAATTAAATGCTAGGTTTGCAGATTGAGCCAATGCGCTCGTGCTTGAGGCATACAGCACGCCACCCGCCGTGTATGTTGACAAGTTGGTTCCGCCGTTGGCTGTCGGCAAAACGCCAGAGACACCAGTAGTCAGCGGAAGGCTGGCCCCTTGGGACAAGTTATAGGTATCACCAACTTGAATTTCTTCAATTTGGACACCATCAATTACGAGTGGGTATCGTGCCGTCATTTTCTATTCCTCAAAATAAAGCCACATTAACTATGGTCACACCATTGTTTAACAAAACAGGCAGGAAGCCACTTGCGACAGAAAGGTTTACTGTTGATGTGTCATGCAAAACAATTGGTAAGTATGTTGGATTCACTTGCCAGTCAGGGGCTGTTCCAGTTGACTTCAATACCCTACCAGCGGCCCCAATTGGCAATTTTGTTAGTGTTGTAGAACCAGTGGCATAAAGCAAATCACCAGCAGTGTACGAAGTAATGTTTGTCCCGCCAAGATTCACAGGAACGGTTGTCAGCGAAATGACTGTGCCAGAGACATTGATTGGCGACGTGCCAGTGTAAATTTGCGATGCACTGACCTGCGCAAAAGTGATGTTGGTAGTGCCAAATACAATAACGCCAGCTGTATTGCAGGTATAAGTCTCACCGGCGCCAGTTGTACCTTGCTGAACAAAGAAAGTTGAGCCTTCGCTCAATGTGGTTGGCCCAGCAATTCCGTAGGTGTTGGTATCAGAAGAGCGAGTTAAAACCCAGTTTGTAGAAACAGAACCTACGCTAGTCACTACATAAACACCGTTTTGCGTGGCGTTTGTTTGCGTATAAATCAGTACGCGGTCACTGACAGAAAGAGTGACACCATCAATTACCAAAGCAGCCTGTGTACCTGCATTGGTCAATGTTGCGCCAACACCGTCTCCAGCTCCGCCCGGCTGGTTGTAAGTTGCGTTCAAGTTGGTAGGCGACTCAACACGCACTGGCGTGTGAAAGTGAATGCCAGAAGACACAAGACCGTCTACATACTGCTTGGTAGCCAACTGAAGTGCCGTTGTTGGGTCTTGCGTCACAGCAACTGAAGTCAATCCGCCTAATGTCAAAGATGACGCGCCCAGAGCAATTGCAGTTGTGCCAACGGTCACAGACGAGTTGGTCAGGCTTGCGTTTGCAATGTTAGTCAGAGTGTTGTTTGAGCCGCTGATTGTCTTGTTGGTCAGCGTTTGAGCCGCCGTGTTGGTGGTGACCGTGTCCGAAACAACTTGGGCTGAGGCCATGTTGAAAGCGCCACCAGTGATTGTCTTGCTGGTAAACGTTAATGCAGATGGCAACGATAAAACTGGAGTTTGTCCGCCAGTTGATGTAATCTCATTAGCCGTGCCAGTCACAGCGGTTACAGCCCCAATGGCTGTAGCGGAGATTGCAATGTTTGCCGCAGCAGTCAATTGGCCTTGCGCGTTGACCGTGTAACTTGGCACTTGGGATGACGAGCCATAAGTGCCAGCAGTTACCGTTGTGTTAGCAATTGAAATAGTTCCTGTCGCCGTGATAGGTCCACCAGTTAAGCCAGTGCCTGTGGCGACCGAAGTTACTCCGGAACCAGCGGCAATAGTTTGCCACATATTGTTTATGTAACCCTCAAACAATGCGAACGTAGTGCTATACCGCAACATACCGTTTACAGGAGAAGCTGGACGCGTGGCTGTAGCGCCAACTGGTATTGTTACGCTTGCAGTTCCCGGCAACACGGGGTTGTTCGACAAAGAAATAGTAGGGTTGCCTGCGCCATTGCCATCAGTAACAGTAATCTGATCTGTGGTTCCAGTAATTTGGCGACCTGCTATAGTAGAACCACCAACAATTGCCAGCATGCCTGTGCCAGATGCATTTGCAATAGCCGCAGCAATGCCTGTCAGTTGAAACGTTGGATTACCTGATACACCATTACCATCAGTAACAGAGATGCCATTGCCTGTTGTTGACAATGTTCTAGGCGCAACGGTTGAGCTGCCAGTCTTAGCAATGATGCCATTGCCTGATGCTTCTAAACTACCAGATGCGCGGTTCAATGTTATTTGCAACGTTGACTGCGCGCCGCCATCAACTAATCCTATACCTGTGCCGCCTGATAGCGCACGGCTATTAGCCAGTTGCGGAGTCTGATTAAGCGTTAAGTATGTATACGGCTGACTTGGCGACGCTGAAATGGCGCCTGTTGTCGTCTGAACCGTAACGCCGTTCTGCACAATAGGCACTGACTCTGTGCCTGTGATTGCACCAGCTGTTGGCAGTTGCGTAATTTGTATATTGGCCATATTACGGACTCAGGTTATCAAGGTTGCCATTATTCTCTGGATCATCAATATTCTGCTCCGGCGAAATATTGTACGTATTATACGGCCCAGTGATCAACGAATCTTGCTCTACAGCAATATTAACATCAGGCCTTGGAAATCTAAGTGCAATCTTTTCAGGCTGCCGCGCAGGTAAACGGTACGGGTCAAACTGATCTCTGCACCCATGATCACAGACTTTTAAGCCCGGGAAATTAGGATCGGGTCCCAGTTCAACGTACGCTCTCTTCATGTGACAGCGGTCACAAATTGCAATACTTAATACGGCATTGCCAAAAGTATCAAGCGTACGTGGCATACTTACCTTGTATAGTAACTAATATTCGGAGCCCAGTAAATAGGAGATTTGTCTCTTTCTTCCTGTTCCGCAATATTCCAATACTTTTCAGCTTGCCCCTCAAGATACTGAATACGTTCACCCGGGACTGTAGGCAGCTCCATAGCCATCTGGTGCGCAAGCATGTTCTGAACGGCAAGATACCATCGCTGAGGAATTTCTATCTCACCTGATAGATCACCTACATCCTGAATTTGACGATGTCTCCAGACCACGAGTTGTGGCGCAAATGATGACGGCGCAGGCCACAAGTACATTGCAGGCTGGGGAATGTTTCTGTCAAACCAATATTGCAAGGGGTAAAGGCTTGTAAAGTTCTTGTTAGGCAGGTTGGTGTAGTCATCACGATTCAAACGAGCCAGTGGAATTTCATTGGCGTTTGAGCCAAATACCACCTGATAGACACCCATATTGGCCCCTGCTGTTTGCAGGATTCTCCAATACGGCGTGCTTGCAGAAGGCTCTAAGTCATAGTAAAGCCATGTGCCTGCAGCCCAAGTAACGGCTCCAGGGCTATAAACCGTTGTCCACGTTGTACCATCGGTAGAAGACTGAATTGAGATGGTCACTGAGCCGGATATTGCCGGTAGTATACCCACAGTCCCCATGTAGATGTCATTTCCAGACCCGTTATTGATACCAATAAAACCCGAGTTGTTGGTTAATTGACAAATATTGGTGTACTGGCCATCAAAGGCGTTGGTTGCATTGCCTGAAGAGCTATTTGCGCCGGTGTTATTAGCCGTCACTGTGCGGTAGTTGGCGTTCAGCACGTCCACCGTGCCAGTTGGCAAATAGTAAACGTATTTATCGGGATTAAGACCTACAACGGTCTTATCAATGCACCAATACTGAATTCCGCGATTGGCAAGGTTAGACAGCAAATAGTAGAGACTGTCTTTAGCCGCTGCTACTTGCTCATTGGTTAACTCTTCAGCCAGCTTGCCAGAACGACGCGCGCCATGGTCAATTAGCTTTTGCACCGTAATTGTTGTCTGTCCAACTGTTCCGCTAGTGCTCATACATTACCACCCTGGGCAGTTCCAACGTTTAAGAGATGCGGCTTTACGCGTAAGCTCGCCTTTTTCATCACGCTTAGGCCCCGGCATTCCAGACATTCTGGCGCAGAATGAATCCTTACGGCCTTGATCGGCTTTAGTTTTTGGGTGCGGCGCAGGCGCTTTAAGATTAGAACCAGTTGCGCGATTAAACTTATCGCGGCCTTTTTGTGTTAATCCGGCGCCTTGACTTGTAGGTAGCTTCTCACCACGAGAGACCGAGAGTCTAGGGTCGCCGCCATCTTTCATTTTGGCTGTTTTGGCTGACTGCTTAAAGTCTTCAGCCGTTGGCGCGCCTTTGCTACCCACTCTGCGCATTTTCTCCCCAGAGCCTGCAGCGATTCTTTCACGTTTTGCATGAATATTAGCATATAAACCGCCTTCTTTAAGTTTCTTAGCCGCAAAGACTTTATCAACTATTTCCACGCGTTGAGGTTTAGTAGTTGCTTGGCTGACAATTTTCAAACGCTCCGGCTTACTTTTGCCTTCTTCGTAAAACCCAGCCTTCTTTAAAGACTGCGCTACTCCGCCAACTTTCATTTTTTTGTCTGCTTTCACAAACTCTTTGCCGACTTTTTGTGGCACACCACCAAAGCCACCTTTTGTATGGGCGGCGGCTTGCATTAAACGATGCTGGGCTGGTGACTTGCTTGGCATGATTAGTCAGGGTTCTTGATGTAGATGCCTTCAAACTCAGCAGATACGTTTGAAGACCCTGCTGTAGCAATTGCTCTAACTTCAATGTCTGTCTTTTCAGTAAAAGCAAGCG